ACAAGATGCCATTGAGCGTGTGATGAACATGAGTCATGACATGTTCCGACATGTGCTGGCCTTGAACACTTATACAGAACCTTTCTTAAGTTTGAAGGCCAATGATCAGCGAACTATCATTGAGCAGTTGCTGGGTATTACCTTGTTGAGTGAACGTGCTGATGCAATCAAAGAACTCAATCGCCAGACCAAAGATGCTATTCAGGCAGAAGAGTTTCGTATCCGTGCTGTGCAAGAAGCCAACAAACGCATTGAAGAACAAATTGAAAGTCTGCGCAAGCGCCAACGTCTTTGGACAGCCAAACGTGACGAAGATGTGGGCAAACTACAACAGGCCATTGCGGATCTTGAACACATTGACATTGATGCTGAAGTACAGGCACACAGAGATCTAGAAGCATTTCATGTGAAGAAAAAAGCCCTAGACGATGCCAGTCGTTACATTCGTCAAATTGATTCTGATGATGCCAAACTAAATCGACTGCTAGACAAACTCAAAACAGAAATTGAGGCCCTGGATGCTCACCGGTGTCACTCATGCGGTCAGGACTTGCACGATGACAAGCAGGACGAGTTGAAACAGACCAAGCAGGCCTTGGTACAAGAAACAGCACTACAACTCCTGGCCAATGACACACAACGCCAAGGGCATGAAGATACCGTTATCCAGATTGGTACATTAGGCACAGCACCCATGGTGTTTTACGATTCGCTTGAGCAAGCATTGAATCATCGTAATACTGTGGAAACCCTACGCAAAGATTTGACCTCACGATCTGCTGATGCAGATCCTTACGAAGAACAAATTGCAGACATGCAAGGACAGGCCTTGCAAGTTGTGTCATATGACACACTGAACGAACTTACTCGTTTGCAAGATCACCAGGACTTCTTGCTCAAACTGTTGACATCAAAAGACAGTTTTGTACGCAAGAAGATCATTGATCAAAACTTGAGTTATCTAAACGCCCGTCTCACACACTATTTGGATCGTATTGGCTTGCCACACACTGTGAAGTTTCAAAACGATTTGACTGTGAGCATTGAAGAACTGGGTCGTGAATTAGATTTTGATAATTTGAGTCGTGGTGAACGTAACAGATTGATACTAAGTATGAGTTGGGCGTTCCGTGATGTTTGGGAAAGTTTGTACTCACCAATCAACTTGCTGTTCATTGATGAACTGATTGACAACGGGCTAGACACACAAGGTGTAGAGAACGCACTGGCTTTGTTGAAAAAGATGAGCAGAGAGCGTCACAAGTCAATCTGGCTTGTTTCACACAGAGATGAACTGGCTGGACGTGTGGAGAACATTCTCAAGGTAATCAAAGAGAACGGTTTCACTAGTTATAACACGGATGTTGAACTTGCGTGATGTAAAAGTATTACACCTAGAACCCACAGACGTGTGCCAAGCGGCATGTGCGTTGTGTGCTAGAGAAACTGACAAAAACTTTAGAAAAGATCGTCAGCATCATCTCGCTATGAATCAAATACTACGAGTGTTTGGCAAAGAAAAAATTCAACAACTAGACAAAATGTTCATGTGTGGCAATTATGGTGATCCTGCCGCTGGTAAGCATACCTTAGATATCTTTCAAGAATTTAGAAAGATTAATCCCAACATTGTGCTAGGCATGAATACCAATGGTGGTATGCAAACTACATTTTGGTGGCACGAACTAGCAAAAATATTAAATCAGCCACAGGACTATGTGGTATTTTCAATTGATGGCCTAGAGTCCACCAATGCTACATACCGTCAAAATGTAGTTTGGAACAAACTAATGAGCAATGCTCGATCGTTTGTGGAAGCAGGCGGTTCTGCACATTGGGACATGTTGGTATATCGCCACAATCAACACGAGGTTGATGCTTGTGAACAACTGGCCAGAGATTTAGGATTCTCTTGGTTCCGAGCCAAAGTTTCAAAACGTGGATTTACTGAATCGCTACAGTTTCCCACAGGATGGCAATCAATAGAAAAGCAGGCCACTGGTATCAGTTGTCATGCGTTACGAGAGCAAAGTGTTTACATAGATGCACAAGGCCGTCTCGGACCTTGCTGTTGGTTGGGCGCAAGACAATTAGATTTTGTTACAGATGTAGATACTATTCCCACACAGGATCCTGTGTGCTTGTCTGCATGTGGGCAAACTGCCTTGGGCACAGCATTTGATCAACAGTGGCAAAGAGAGGTAGCATTATGTTAGTTGATGCTATATATAATATTGTTGTTTGACTTTGATGAATCAATTTACTAAAATTACTCCAACAGAACATTACTTTTTAGTAAGTTGGATCCAACACATCCGATGCAATTATGATTGCATGTATTGCCCTGAGAATAGACATAATGATTATTCACCGTTGCCCGATTTTGATACCATGTGTCAACATTGGAAACAAGTTTTTGAAAAAACTAAACATCGTAATCTACCTTACGGCATTAGTTTCAGCGGTGGCGAAGCAACAATAAACAAAGATTTTATTTCATTCATTGAATGGTTATCTGTCAACTACGGTCAAAATATTGCCAAAATAGGAATTACAACCAATGGCAGCGCATCCATATCATACTATCTGAGACTGTTTGATAAACTTACATTTATCAGTGTAAGCACACATTCTGAACACATGTCCAATGACTTTTTAAACAAAATAAAAATTTTGAATACCTACGCAAAAGAACATAACAAAACTGCATTTGTAAATGTCATGCAAGAATACTGGGCAACAGAACAAATTAAAAAAATAGTCGATTTTTGTAAAAAACATGACATTCCATACTCAATTAGCAAAATTAACTATAACTTACCCGGAAGTCGTACGTGGCCAATTTTTAAAATTGACAAACAATACAAAGACCGCCGAGATTTAGAACTCACACAAGAGTTGATAAATTATAGCAACCAAGAAATAGATCCGTTTGTAGATCTCAAAGACAACAAATATTACAATATCAAGATAACATCAATAGATAACTCAACCAACTTGATATTTGCATCCAGTTTACGATATTTAAATTTACATCATTTTAAGGGATGGAAATGTCATGCTGGACTTGACAGAATTTTTATAGCACCCGATACTTCAGTTTACAGTGCCGAATGTGAAAATGATTTCATGGGAAAACTTGATGACAACTCATTCAAACTGTTTGACGGTCCGCAAGTGTGCAAACGGGAAACCTGCACTAACAATCCCGATGATCTTCAGGTGACAAAATATGCTGTCTAACATTTGGTCATATCTTTCAATTGATGAATATCAAATTGAAGTGACCACTTACTGTAATGCCGCATGTCCTCAATGTCCTCGCAACAACAACGGGTCAGGTGTCAATCCATACCTGACTCTGGAGCACTTGCCCAGAGCAGTGATTGATTCTGCTTTTGATAGTGAGTTGTGCAATCGTCTTCGACAAGTGTTCTTTTGTGGCAGTTACGGTGATCCCATAATGCATCCAGAGTTCCTGGATATCTTGAGAGACTTTAGACGCAAGTGTCCCACTCTCTGGTTGTATGTTCATACCAATGGCGGTGCCCACAATACAGAATACTGGCAAGAGATGGCCAAAATCATTGGTGGCTACGGTCAAGTTGACTTCAACATCGATGGTCTTGAAACTACCAATTGGCTCTACAGAAGAAACACAGACTTCAACAAAATCATTGCCAATGCCACTGCATATATCAATGCTGGTGGCCGTGCTGTTTGGAACTTTATTGTGTTTGAACACAATCAAGATCAAGTTGAACAAGCACAAGAACTAAGCAAAAAAATTGGGTTTCGAGATTTTAAATCACGTGCTACTGGTAGATTTTTAAATCATCAAACCATGGACACATTTAATGAGTGGCCTGTTCAAACAAAATCTGGACAAGTTGAATATGTGTTAACTCCTACCACATTAGACAAATACAAGAATCGAAGCATTGAGATATTGCCCAATCTCAAATCACAATACTCAGACATGCAAGAGTATTTTGCCAATACAGAAATATGTTGCGATTCTTTGGCAGGTAGTAAGGTAGCAATCAATGCCAGTGGACTTGTGTTACCTTGTAATATGTTAAATCACAATCTAACTGATGCTAGATTTCGTGATCAATCAGTATTGCCTTGCAGTAACAATCTCAGTGCTGTCGATGGTAAAAATCAAGTGCAAGAGTTTGTTGATCGGCACGGCGCTGATAACTTGAACATTCATCATCGATCACTAGAGCAAGTGTTTGCCAACTCTTTTTGGGTAGACCTTGCAGACAGTTGGAAGTATAATACATTTCCTGAACGAATGTTTGAATGCGCAATGACTTGCGGTAAACAATTTACCAAGGTATGGGATCAAACCAAGATGACAAACACATTTTTTATCACTGGCGGCAATCGAGGACTAGGACAACATCTCAAAGAAAAATTCAACGGTACCAGCATCAGCCGAGCACAAGGCTACGATATCACAAAACATGTCAAAGAAATTGCTGAAATAAGTTTGGACTTTGATGTGTTCGTCAACAATGCATTTGACGGGCCGCCACAAGAAGACTGGGCAAACTTTGCGCAAGCACAGGTGTACATGGCTGTGTACGATGCCTGGAAAGCAGCCGGCAAAACAGGACATATTTTTAACATTGGTTCAACTGGTAGCAAAAGCATTGTTGCTCCTGAGCCTAGATTTGAAACCTACAGAGTCAGCAAGGCCGCACTTGAACACGCCAGCCGACAAGGCACACAGGCATTCAAACAAAACATTGTGCCATTCAAAACTACATTAATCACTCTTGACAGGCTTGACACAGAACTCAGTCGTGGCCGCCCAAACTGGACTGGCAACGGCATCAATCTAACTGATATCAGCAATTTTATACAATACGCTACCACAGTGAGTAAAAACACAGTGGTAGAAGAGGCAACTTTTTACGTCAATTTCGATCATAAGGCATAACTATAACGCAAGGATAAATCGCACACAACATATGACATGGCTATATCAAGATACCCCAATTGAGACGTTGCCCGAAGAGTGTGTTGGATTTGTTTACTTGATCACAAATAATCTCACTGGACGCAAGTACATAGGCAAAAAATTAGCAAAATTTAGCAAGACAACCACAAAAACAGTCAAACTCAAA